ATCTATGTGAGTCAGTAGAGTGTTAAATATTTCCTGAACTGATCTAACTTTGTTAGTGCTCATAAGTTTCTATCCTTCTCTGAGTTTCTAATTCTAGCTTGCCAGCGCCTCGGTTTGTCGAATTGTCGAGCGCGACGGCTTGCCAGCCAACCAACCATACCACGCGCGCCCCCATGCGGTCAAGGCCCCCATGCCCTATGCGCCTCGGTTAGTTATTACTGTATATTTACTTACTATCCGCATCTGTATAACTTATGGCAGTCTATGTTACTTAGAGTCCTATCATTAACGGTATATATCTATACCCTGTTAAAAATAATAAAACTAAAACAATATAGGGATAGTTATATAGACTATATAAGATCAGGCAGTGTTAGATAGTAAGCTAGTGTTAGATAGTAATAGATACTAGGGTAATTAAGTAGGCAAGGCGCGTGGGGGTGCAGGGTGCGGCATGGGGTGCCGGTGTGCTGATTGGTTGGTTGGTTGTCGCGCTGGCTGGCTGGCACATTGTCGCGCTTGCCAAATTGGAAAAGCCACCTGCTACTAGCGCCGATTAGCAGACATAAAAAAGCCCCACTAATTAGCAGGGCTGGAAAGGTTAGCGCAGTGTTACTGATTAAAGCGCGTCTGCACTTATTTCAGTTTTAGCTGCAATTGCAGCGGTAAAGTAGTCCAATAGCGCGCCGTGGACACTGGCCAGAGTTTCATCAGCCATATAGGCTTGCATTGCTGCTGAGTCCTCTGGCGCCTGCTCCAGTGCTTCCATAACCTGAGTTAAACGCAACACCATAGCTTCCATAATTTCAGTGCCTTGTTTATTCCAATTAGCCAGCACTGTCTCAGCCATAAGTGCGGCTTTTGCGCTAATAGTTTCTACCAGAGTAGGCGCGTAAGTTTTATACCATTGTCCGAATACCGCCACCTTCTCCTTGGTCAGTGCACGTTCCCGCGTAGTGGTCTCATTGTATGCGATCCACGCCTGTTCAAAGCTACAATGCAATTCATTCGGCTGGAATTGCCAGTTGTCGCCATTTTCAGTAATTACCGCTTTAATATGTGCTTCAGTAAAAGCACGCGCCAACATCTCATATTGTTCCTGAGTTAGCTGGCTAGCAGTTGCCGGGATATAGTAGTCAAAACTAATAGATTCGCGCTTTTTACCTACTTTACTAGCCAGTGCTGGGTTAGTCTCGGCTTGCTTTGCTGTTACCTTTTTAAAATCCATCTTACCAGTGAAGCGAGTGTTACCAGTGTTTACAGTTTCCATAGCTATTTACCTTTCAGTATCAAGTAGGGCAATGTTGCCCGCATAGGGTACTAGCCAATAAAGCCAGCCAATACCCTATAGGTGCAGCACAACCTAGAGTGCCTACTATATCAAACATCCATCAGGCAATTCAACCCCCATTGCCAGCGCCAGATGGAAAAAAGCTACTCTTTCCTGTCTCCAAGCTGCCAGCCAAAGCGCCAGATCAATATGTTTACCAGCTATCCGGCAATCATTAGCCTGCGCAGCCAGTTCTACTTGCTTGCCTAGGCTTCTAAGCGCCAGCTGCTGTAATACTGGCCAATCCAGCCCGTGCAGTACCAACATTAAGCTAGCACTATATCGGCCAGTCACCCGCGCGCCATTTGTAACCTTGAATCTAATCGCCGCCATTGTCCTCACCTCCGTCAGTCTCTGGAAATATCCGCGCCACCTAAAGCGCGAACCTTATCAAAAAATTCAAAGCTGGCATGCTCTCTAATAACTCGCCCGCCCTGAGTTACATGTGCTGAGTAGCCATCACGCGCCCATAATACACTATAAGTCAGCCCTGACTCGTAATCCGCTACCAGTGTATTCACCACACAATTGGAGCGATCAGTGATACCCGCAACTGCGACACAATTCAGTCCATCAAACATAATGCACACCTCAATTATTAACTCAGATTCAGCTTGCGCTGCGTGGATTGATAACGACAAGGGGAGAATGATTCAGGCACAAACCCCCTTGCAATTATCACCAGATCAGAAACTCAGAACTCTGCTACTAGCTCAGTCTCGGTTACTATCCAGTCATGGAGCACTTTCCAGTCGCCAGATTCCAGATCAAACACAGTAGCATTGCCAAAATCCAATTGCTGCACCAGGTCATAAGTGCAAAGCACATGCTTTTCGATCCAGCCGAAAGTCACACAATAGAGTCTAGTAGCGCCTGACTTGTATGCGGCCACAATTGCCGGGGTCACAGGGTAGCCTAGCTGGTCTAATGTGCCGTAAAGGCTAGCAGTGCCGAAAGTCTCAGTATTGGTGCTAGTGCTCAGGGTAATGCTGTTAGCGTCAGTCATTTCAGTTACCTCAGTATCAAAGTGCCGGGACTCAGCCCGTTTGCCGAAGTGGCCCGCTCAACATAGTCCAGCCCTGCCGAAAGTCAAGCAAACCAGGGTAATCACCTGACAGACGGTAGCAGTCTCAGCCACCAGGGTAGCGATAGGCACTAAAATGTTATGTTATAACATGACTAAGGGGGGTGGGGGAACCTTTTTTGGCTGCGCGTAGTTTTATATCCTATAGGAACTCTCCAAATTTTCCTAAATTTTTTCAAATCAGGTTAGTTAGGCAGTCGGAGTTACCAGCGTAGATCACAATAATAACGGCAGAAATATCCACACAGGAGAGCAGAATCAGTGCTATAATACGCGCACGCGGTCCTTTTATATAGGGCACGGCAGCAGCAAGAGTCACAGGGCATTAGCAGTCCCGCCCGGCCCATCTAGCACGGAGAAGTACCATGAGTCAAGAAGAAAAAGCACTTAAGTTATTGGGGTCTAATGTACCCAATCACATTGTGGCCAGTACTCTTGGCGTGTCAGAGTCCAGAGTTTCCCAGTGGTTAGCAGATGCGGACTTTGCTGCTAAAGTTGCGGAAGCACGCTATGAGTCTCTGGCTCAGTACAATGGGCTGGATGACAAGTACAATAAGATTGAAGACAAGCTACTGACAAAGCTTGAGAAAGTTTTGCCGTTGATGATGAAACCCCAAGACGTGCTTAAGGGGATTTCAGTTATTAACGCGGCTAAAAGACGGGGAGCACAGAGCCCAGATCAGTCTGCGGTTACTGGCCAAATTATTAATCTTACAGTCCCTGTCGCACTTGTTAACGCTTACAAAGCAGACGCTCATAACCAAATAGTGGAGGTGACAGATGGCGGCCGCAAACAAGCCCTTGTCACAGCAACCTCAGGAAGTATCGACAAGCTCGCAAGAAACATTGTCGGTGAAAATAGTGCCGATGCCGCACCCAGGGCGCTCGAACAACTCTCAGATGCAGAAGCTACACCAGAGAGACGAAGCGAGAGCCGCGAAGTTAAAAGAGCAAATTCTTGCGGGATTACTGTCGAGGACCTCTAAGTTATGAGCGAGTTAATGGAAGCTGGCTTTGACGCAGCGGAGGTTAGGAAACTAGCGGAACAGGATCCTAACTTTCTCGCTGGTCTAGCTATGCCAGAAGTTTACGAGTTTGCTTGGCCCCCGCTATTTATAGTGCTGTGGGCTTGGCTCATGGAGTGTAGCCACAAAGTCAGAAGTTTTGACAGACTGGCGCTAGGCTTGCCCCGCGGCTTTGGTAAGACCACAATCATTAAGTTGTGGATTCTCGCTCTAATCCTGTTCACTGAGCGCAAGTTCATCTTGGTACTGGCAGAGACTGCAACTAAGGCAGAGAACATTATTGCTGACGTTATAGATATGCTGGACGAGCCCAATATTCGGGCAGTGTTCGGTGACTGGCGAGTTGGTGTAGAGAAAGACACTAACGCAGTTAAGAAGTTCGGTTTCCGTGGGCGCAACATTATTATCGCAGGTCTCGGGGCTGAAGGTTCGGTTCGTGGTCTGAACTTGAAGAACGCTCGTCCGGATGCAATTATTTTCGACGACGTACAGAGTCGCGAGAATGCAGATAGCCAGCTGGTGGCAGAGAAACTCTACCAGTGGATGCTGGGTACAGCTATGAAATCCAAGTCACCGAAAGGTTGCTTGACTGTTTTCATTGGCAACATGTACCCAACTCCGCACGCTATTCTGAAGAAACTGAAAGCTAACAAGTTCTGGACCAAGTTCATTGTCGGCGGTATCCTTGCTGACGGAACCTCACTGTGGGAAGACCTTCAGCCAGTTCGCCAGCTTGCAGAAGAGTACCTGTCGGACTTGGAATCTGGGCATCCGGAAATTTTCCATGCTGAAGTACTTAATGACGAAGACGCCAGTATCAACAATTTGGTGGACTTTGCTAACCTGCCTGAGTTCCCTTACTCACCTGGGGACATTCCCGCCGGCCAGTTCATTGTTATCGACCCTGCCACAAATAAAGAAAACTCCGATGCTGTAGCAATGGGCTACTTTGAAGTTCACGAAGGTAAGCCGATTGCGCTAGAAGTTCGGAGCGAGAATCTCTCCCCTAAGCAGACTATCGTCGAAGCCATTAAAATCTGTATGCAACGGCAGTGCAGTGTAGTGGCAGTTGAGTCAGTTGCTTACCAGTCCACTCTGCTATTTTGGGCAACTGAGGTAATGGCAGAGTACGGCATCAGCGGTATTAACTTTGTCGAAATCTACCCAGGCCGCCGTAATAAGAATGCCCGAATTATGGACATGTTCAAGAGTTACAGCGAAGGCGAGATAGGATGTGTAGCGGACCAGCAACCTCTTTTGCACAACCAAATCCGTGGATTCAACCCACTGAAAACAACTAACATTGACGACGTACTAGACTTGTTCACTTATGCTCCCAGGGTCATTCAAGAGTTCGGTGACCTTATCAGAGTACGCACACTTCTTGGCGAACTTGAAGCTACCCAAGAAGAAGCCCATGTTTATGAAGAATGGGAAAACTCCTCGTTCTGATTAGATAGCGCTCCGTACCTTTTGGCAGCGGCGACAAGCGCGTAAACCAGACTCCGTAGGGCCCACAAGTCAATAGCGCCGAAGGCGGCGAGCGAAGCGAGCGTACTATTGATCTTGGGGATGCGGAGGATGGTAAGCTAGCTTGGCGGTCGCGCCAAATGAGGAGCGCGAAAATTACCTTCAATACCGGAGATAACTATGAAGGAAAGCAAGATTAGTTTTCAGCCAACTCCGAAAACGCAAGAGGCTTTGCTAGCGTTCTCTCGGCAGTGCTTCCAGACACTGAATCAATCTTGGAATATTCGGCAGCAACTCCTGCAAGCTGATCTGGCTTACTCTCGTTCGGAGGATCTCAGTACTGAGAACGCGAAAGCTAAGGCAGCCAATCGTCGCGGCGATCCTACAAAGTTCCAGAACATCACAATGCCTGTAGTGCAGCCACAAGTAGAAGCTGCTGTAACCTATCAGCAATCCGTATTCCTGCAGGGCTATCCTATCTTCGGCGCAGTAAGTTATCCGGAGTTTGCTGATGCTGCAATCCAACTTGACTCCATCATGGGCGAGCATCAAGTTCAGTTTGACTGGATTACCAATCTGCTGAACTGTCTGCGTAATGGTTTCAAGTACAACATTGGTTGTGTGGAAGTTGATTGGCAGCGCCGCACTTCTTACAACTTTGTCAACGATCCTACCAAGCCTTCAGAGATTATCTATTCTGGCAACAAGATCAAGAACCTAGATATGTACAATACATTCTGGGATACTCGTTGCTTGCCGCAAGATGTACCGGAGCACGGTGAGTACGCTGGCTACACTGAACTGTTTTCCCGTATCCGACTGAAGCAATTTATCCAGGACTTGCCTACTAAGATCAATGTACGCGAAGCTCTGGAATCTGAGGCTTCTGCTCCTGTAACTGCTGGCAGTGCGGGAGTTGAAAGTTATTACATGCCTCAAATTAACGAGGATGCGTTGCTGGATTTCAACACTCAGCTTGCCACAACTGACTGGCTTGCGTGGGCTGGGATGTCTGGCGGAAACCGCAAAATTGACTACAAAAATTTGTACCAAGTCACGACTCTTTATGGTAGAATCATGCCATCGGATTTTGGCATGACCGGCGTACCAGCTCCGAACACTCCGCAAGTTTGGAAGATGGTGATAGTTAACAACCAAGTAGTTGTTCACTTCGAACGCCTTACCAACGTGCATGGTATGATCCCTATGTTCTTCTGCCAACCTCTGGTAGATGGCCTGGGTTATCAGACCAAAAGTTTTGCAACAAACCTGACTCCGATTCAGTCTATTACTACAGCGCTGGCTAACTCTAGTATTTCTATTCGCCGCCGCGCTCTGGCAGATCGCATGTTGTACGATCCCAGCCGAGTTTCAGCAGCAGCTTTGAACAACCCGTCGCCAACTGCAAAGATCGCAGTTCGCCCGTCTGCTTATCAGGATGATCTGTCTAAGGCAATCTATCCTATTCCTTATCAAGACGGTTTGTTCCAAAGCAACACTATGGAGATTCAGCAGTATCTAAGTCTGGCAGATCGAATCTCTGGTATGAACCAAGCCCGCCAAGGGCAGTTTGTTAAAGGTAACAAAACTCGGACTGAGTACGCAGATATTATGAGTTACGCCAACGGGCGTGATGAAACTATCGCAATCAGTCTGGAATCGAATTTCTTCTCTCCAATCAAAGAAATTCTGAAGATCAACATTCTGCAGTACCAGATTCCAACTACTGTGTATAACCCGGAGTTGGAAGATTCTGTCAGAGTTGATCCGATCGCACTTCGCAAAGCCGCACTTACCATGAAGGTTTCTGATGGTAAACTGCCTAGCGATAAGTTGATCGACGGGGAGTCAATGAGCTTGGCTTTCCAAACAATGGCATCAGTACCGCAGTTATCCAGTGGTTACAACATGGTGCCAATGTTCAGTTATCTGATGAAGTCTCGTGGAGCTAAACTCCAGCCGTTCGAGAAGAGCCAAGCACAACTGGCTTACGAACAAGCGCTGGCAACTTGGCAACAGGCTGCCCAACAGATTGCGGCAATGCTGCAACAGAATCAGGATCCAGAGAATCCAATGCAGCCGGAGGATTTGCAGAAGTTGCTTGAAGCTAATCCGATGCCTACTCCTGAGCAGTTTGGCTACGAGCCTAACAAACCTAAACTTAGCCAAGGTAATCCACTTGGTGATAACAATCCTAGCATTATGGAGCAGATTAGTGGCACAGTTGCTAATGCTGCCCAGAATAGCCAAGGTATAAAAGGAATGGGTCAACAATGATTATCAACACAAACGCTCGGTTTCAGACTTACTTGCTAACTGATGCAGAGCTAAAAGCTGCCGTCACTTTCAATGACTTGCAGCGTGCAAATATCCAGAACCTCGTTGCAGACTATGCGAACGAACTTGTAATGGGGGCTGGATTTGACGAGGATGATACTACTGTCCCCGCCATGAAAAAACGTGCCTTTACCCAAGGTGCAATTGCAGCACTTGAGGGGTTGCTAGCCTCTCTGGAAATCATTCAAAACGAAGACCCTTCCCAAACTGAACAAGGTGATTAACTATGTCTATCATGGATATGTTCCGCGGCGCTCGCCAACAAGAACCGGCTCCGCAACCAGCTCCGACTGCGCAAGGTCAACAACAGCAAGCTGCTGATCCTAAACTGTCTCAGCAACCTGCTCCTATCCAGCCGGAAGGTGGCGCTGGTCCGAGTGCCGAAGAAGATCCGATGGATGCTTTTAAGGACATCTTTGCCGCTCCCAAGGAAGGCGATGAAGTTGAGCAGGACTTCAATCCTGCCGACATGTTCCAACTGGATCCCCAAAAGATTCAGCAAGCTGTAAGTCAGATGAATTTCACCAGTGCTGTTAGCCAAGATCAGCTGGCAAAAATCAGTGCTGGCGGCGAAGAAGCTGTTGCAGCTCTTGGCCAAGTAATGAACACTGTTGCCCAAACTGCTTTTCAGCAGTCTATGATGGGCAGCGCAAAGTTGGTGGAAGGGGCACTTACCAAAGCCAATCAGCATCTGGGCGCGAAGATGCAAAAGGAAATCAAGCGCAGTAGTGTGAGCAGCTCGCTCAGAGAAAAGCACGCAATCCTCAATCACCCGGCAACTGCGCCGATGATTGCAGCACTGGAACAGCAGTTTATCACGAAGTATCCAACTTCCAGTGCTGAACAAATCACCAAAATGGCTGAAGATTATCTGGTTAACTTCAGTCAGGGTTTTGCGAAATCGTCAAGTCCTGCACCTGCGCCGGACCCGAAAACTTCCCAAGAACCCGATTGGAATGAGTTCTTCAACATTAACAACTGAGGTGACTTATGTCTCTGACTGTGACTGCTCGTCGTGCATATGAAAATGCCGACGGCCAAAAAACTACTGGTGTCCCGGAAGAAATGGACATCCAGATGCCGAACCAAGCCCCTGCTGCTGCGGCCGACGTTGCTGCACTGAAGGTCCAATTTGACGCACTTCTGACCAAGCTGGTTGATGCTGGTCTGATGGCAGCCGAGTAAGGAGAACTACTATGTCTGTTAACCAAGGGATTTTCAACTCCGGGCAATTTGCTCAGGATCACGCGAAACTCAGTTTCGCAGCAATGATCACTCGCCTGATGCCGAACGGTTCTGCGCCGTTGTTTGGTCTGACTTCCATGCTGGCTGCCGCAACTGCGGTAAATACCCAGCACGGTTTCTTCACCAAAACCATGGTGTTTCCGAGCTTCGATCTGGCTGCGAACATCTCTGATTCCGACACCATCTTCACTGTTTCCAGCACTGAAGCTCTGCTGCCGGGCCAGATTCACCGCCTGCAAGAAACTGGCGAAAACGTCATTGTTGACCAGGTCATCAGCCCGACTCAGGTCAAGGTAACTCGCGCAGTGGGTACAGTTGCTGCGGCTGCTGTTACTATCGCCACTGACACTGTTGTTGCCTACCAAGTTGGTAACGCGTACGAAGAAGCATCTCTCCGTCCGCAAGCCATGTCGATCAAGCCGGTTCAAGTGACCAACCTGACTCAGATCTTCCGCAATACCTGGGCAATTTCTGGTACTGCTGAAGCTGTACAGGTTATCGCTGGTGACACTACTGTTGCCGAGAACCGTCAAGATTGCGCGGCTTTCCACGCTGCCGACATCGAAAAAGCTCTGTTCTTCGGCCAGAAGTCCAGCGGTGTTCGTAACGGCCAACCGTTCCGTACTATGGACGGCCTGGTGAATATCGTAGGTAACATTGCCTACTATCCGCCGAGCTACTCCGCGCCGAACATCTACCCGGCTGGTGCCACTACTACCTACGAAGAGCTGGAAGGTATGCTCGATCCCTGCTTCGATCAGGCAACTGATCCGAAAGTGGCGAACGAACGTCTGCTCTTCACTGGCGGTACTGGCCTCCGTGTTATCAACAACATCGGCCGTATTACTGGCCAGTACCAGTTGATCGACGGTCAAACTTCCTGGGGTCTCCAGTTCCGTACACTGAAGACAACTCGTGGTACTTTCCGTCTGATCGAACACCCGCTGTTCAACAGCAACCCGCACTGGGCCGCGATGGCAGTAGCAGTGGACCTGACTACTTTCAACATTGCCTACCTGGGCAATCGCAAAACCCAGAACCGCGAGTTCAACATGGACGGCAAGCCTGTTGACCAAGGTATCGACGCTGTGGGCGGCACTCTTACTACTGAGTGTACCTGCGAAGTCAAGAACCCGCCGGCTAACGCCATTATCACTGGCCTGACCGCACCGGCTCTGTAAAGCTACTAATCGTAGCACTTGCCCCGGACTAACTTGAGCGGGTTAGTTCGGGGACTTTTTACTCAAATAAGGAGTTCCCACCATGGCTGAAGTACCTCTTTTCAAGAACAAACATGGCAACTGCAAAGTTGTCCATCGCGGTAAACTGTTCCAGTTTGCGAACGGTCGCTACTGGACAGAAGATGCTGAGCAGATTAAAGCTCTGCAAGCTCTGGCAGATGCCAAAGATAAAGGGGTTTATATTGATCCCCAAGAACCCAAAATCGACACGGATGCTACAACTCCGCTGGAGATCATGCGCAAGAAGATTCGCGCTGAGCATCTAGCAGAGCTGGAAGCTGAAGGAAAGCTGCGTGATTTCGGCACTTCCAAGGTAACTGAAGAGCAGACCCAGTCCAAGATCGTGGGTACCCTGGACTCTTCTACTACCGGGGTTAAAAGTGCCGGCCTGCTGAAGCAAGCTGAAGCGCTGAAAGCAAGCCAAACCGGAGGAGCTAAGGTTGGTGGCACTACCGCACCGACCACTGGCAAGGGCGATGCCAATACTCCTTAAGGACAGGGGGAGCCAAGGATGGCACTTACTTAGGGGTATCTACCATGAACTTTGATGAACTTTGCAGTGAAGTAGCAACACTTACCCGCCGTCCGGATCTTATCAATACCCGGATTACAGCAGCAGTTAAAGCTGCTATCTTGAAAGCGCACCAGTCCGATTTCTTTTACCGGGATCTCAGAGAAGTATCTATTGAGTTCACTACTCCCGCGTACATTCAAAACTTTGACCCTGCCGCTCTGATTCCCAAGTACCGTAAAGCTAAATACATTCGCCAGTGGAATGGCGATGCAGATGGAGCCGGTGGCTTGGTTTACGAAGCTGTACAAATTGAGCATCTGTTCGATGGGTACGGCGATGAGCGAGTCAATGTTTTCTACCAAGCAGGTAAAGTGTTGCAGATTAAGTCTGCTACTCCAGTAGACAAAATCCTGTTTGGTTGCTATATCCTTCCTTCCCTTGACTCTGACGATGCAGACTTCTCTTGGATCGCAACTGCGTTTCCGTATGCTATTGTGTATGATGCTGCCAGAGTAGTTTTCCGTGGTATCGGTCTTGCGCAGGAAGCTAACGACTTTGATAGACTGACAGCCGAGCAGTATATCAACCTTAAAATGTCCAATGTGGACGATTTACCAAATACGTGAGGTGAGTTATGATTACTGGCTACACTATCGAAGGGGCTACTCAACGCATTGTGCTGTCTGATATGCGCCACAACGAAGATCACACAGAAGAAGTTACCACATCTGGCGGTACTCACTTTCTCATTCAGAACTTGGGGCCCGGTGTAGTTTACGTTGATACTTCTGCTGTCGCCACTCGTACAGGATTCCCTGTTACTTGCAAGGACCCTGCAGTTTTGGTAGCTGCGGATGTAACACACATCCACTGTCCGGACGCAAACGCAACTGTTCTGGTAACCCCCGTTTCTGTTGAGGTATAAGAAAATGGCTGATTCCAGTTTTTGGACACCTGAGTCAGGTTCTGTAGGCCCGCAAGGTCCTGCTGGTCCTGCTGGTCCGGAAGGTCCATCTATTGAACTACAAGTTACTGGTACCCATATTCAGTGGCGAGTAGAGGGTGACACTGACTGGATCAACTTAATTTCTTTGGACCTTCTGGTGGGCCCAGCTGGCCCGTTAGGTAACCCAGGTCCGCGTGGTTTGCAAGGCACTCCTGGCGCCAAAGGGGACAAAGGTGACCAAGGCGATCCTGGCCTGAATGGAGCTACTTGGCACAGTGTTGTAAGTACCCCGGAAACTGGATTAGGTGTTGCTGGGGATTATGCTCTCAACACTACTAATGGGGATGTCTGGGAAAAAGATGATGCTACAACTTGGACACTGGTAATGAACATTACCGGCCCGCAAGGTCCACAAGGCCCAGCTGGCCCAGCCAGTGTTCCGCAGTTCCGCTACGGCAACGGAGCCCCTGACGGTATTTTGGGTATCATTGGTGATTTCTATCTGGACATTGATACCTACGATTTGTACGGACCGAAAACTTCCGAGGGTTGGCCAGCTCCTGTAAATTTGGCAGTGGATCTGGAAGTTGTAGAAGTTGATACAACTTCACTGAAGATTCAAGCTCCGTACGGTACTCCTGCACTTCTGGTGGCTGCTACTGAAACTCTAGCAGGCTTAATGGCTGCGGCAGATAAGCTAAAGCTAAACGGTATTGCCGCGGGAGCCACAGCTAACCAGACTGATGCTTACTTGCTGGCCCGAGCTAATCATACTGGCACACAAATTATCAGCACCATTGTAGGCTTGCAAGATGCGCTTGATACGCTCAATGCAATTAAAGTCAACATCGCTGATATCATTGACACTGCGACCAGTTCGGCTACAGACCAACCAGTATCCGCCAGAGTTGCAAAAGATCTGCAAGACCAGATCGCAGCGATTAATACTTTGCTGCTGTCTGACGACACTGACCTGGATACTATTCAGGAAATTGTTGATTACATCAATGTTAATCGAGATACGTTGGAGAACCTAGACATCTCTTCTATTGCAGGCCTGCAAGCTGCATTGGATGACAAGGTTAACATTGCGGATATTGTTAATACCCTTGTGTCTACAGCTACAGACAAACCATTGTCAGCGGCACAAGGTAAGACACTGAAAGATTTAGTAGACAACCGGGTAGTTATTGTTCCCGGTAAGCAGCTGTCTACCGAAGACTTTACAACGGCAGAGAAAACCAAGCTAGGAGACCTGCCCACTAATTTGGCTCTACAAGCTTCGTTAGACAGTAAAGTTGATAAGGTTACTGGTCAAGGACTCAGCGACGAGAATTACACAGCACTGGAAAAAACAAAGTTATCTGGTATCGAAGACGGCGCTACTGCTAACGCCGCAGATACTTACCTGCTAGCTCGGGATAACCATACTGGAACTCAAGATATCTCTACTGTAGATGGACTACAATCTGCGCTAGATAACCTGAACACAGCAGCTAGTGACCTGGAACGTCGCATCACTTATGGAGTTTACACAAAATGACACCTAAAGTTTGGAAACTCTCTGCGTACACTGTAGATACTTTCACTGATCTGGTTGCCGAAGACGCTGATGTTTCTGGTGTCATTGTGTCTAATACCGATCTGCTGAATGATGCAGTAGTAGTTATCCGTCACGGAACTGGAGACATTAGCGGATCTAAGCTTATTCCGGCCGGCGATGCACTGCGTCTGAATGCTCCAACCCTACGCACCTCTGCTGCTAGCCCGCTTCAAGCTAAAGCGGACAGAGCTGGAGTTGTGTTCACTGCTAGCGGGCTGACTCCATGAGTATCTGGACTCCCATGTGGGACAAGGTACTTGAATCTAATCCAATTTCAGATGCTATCGCGTTGGACTTGGACTACCGCAATGACCGTTACCGCGCACTGGATAGTGGGGTTCTGGTTGAAAAGCCGTGGGCGGACATTGTTAATAATTACAGTGCACCAGCAGGCCGGACCTACTTTGACAGTGCAGGCGTGCTGCAAACCGCTGCTGCTAATACACCCATTCGTGCGTATGATCCGGCTACTGGGGAGTTTCTGGGGAATCAGATTTGGGGTAGTTACAGCAATCTCCACGAAGATTCGCAGACTTATAGTCGCAACATAACATTTGAACAGGGAGTAATATCCACGGTACTGCCAACCGGGGGTATTAACGGCACGCCGTGTCTGGAACTTAAAACGGACACTACGTCGTCTAACCACAGGAAAGCGTCTGGTAATATCTCGGTGGTTGCTGGCTCTTATGTTTTCAGCTTTGCGTTAAAAGAGGGGCTAAGCAGGTATGCCCAATTTCTAGTCAGTAATACCGGAAACTGGGGCGGTCTACCGGGATGTACTGCAAAGATAGATTGTCGCACTGGCGCTGTGCTTCTCGGGACTAGTTTGTCTTTGGTTGTTCCTGTGATAGACCTGGGTGATGGGTGGTTTGAGTACCACCTGCGTGCTACATCTGCGGGTAGCACGGTAAGTGGGGTGTCCTTTGGGCCAACCCCGTCTCCATCTTTTGTGAACAACGTAGAGTCATACACTGGCACAGGTAATGAGTCTCTATTAGTAACCAATGTGTCCATGCACGCAGGGGATTCTTGGCAGCCGCATGTTGTGACAGACACCACTCCAGTAACCGTCGCGGCAGAAAACCAGATCATCGACGGTAGTGTTTTCTCAGATATTTGGAATGAGTCCGGCGTGTCCATATTTGCCAAAGTTAGATCGAACTACAACTCCGACGCCTCCATGATACTATCCGCAGGGACAGCTTTCGATAACTGGGTAGCACTACGCAGGCTTCGCGGTAGCAGCCCACTGAACTACCCAGATGCAGTAGTCACCCCTGTAGGTGGCGGGTCCCCCGCAGCATTTTCTGCGTCTACAGCCGTGGCCGCGTCGTTGGAGAATATAGCGTTCTCTATAAAAGATTCGGAGTTTGCGTACTTTGCGAGAAACGGAAGCGTATCTACTACGCCGCCATTTATACCTGGAATGCCGACAGTCACGCAGATGGAATTAGGTTTTCGTGCTTTTGGCACACCTTATCACTTGAATGGATACATTGAGCGCTTGGTCATCTTCAATCGCGCCCTGCCACCCTCACTTCTCCAGAGGCCGACAGCATGAAAATTCTAATAGCGATGTTGGTAACTCCAAGCACTGATAAAAAGTTACTCTCAGAAGCTATTAAGAGCATCTTGCCTTTCAAGCCCCTTGTAGAGATTCATCTTTACAAAGGGGCTAAGGCAATGTGGGAAGTTCCGCGGCGGAGGGCGGAAATAACTCTGCAGATTAAAGACACTTTTATAACTCATCTCATGTTCATGGACCCAGATGATTTATTGGAGCCGGCTGGATTCGCGCTAGCTCTGGATGAAATGAATGATGAGGGAATCTACTTAAAGGAAAAGGAATTCGGAGGGTTGTCAGCAAGAACCAAGTATTGCTGCCGGCTTATTTTACGCATGGATTTAGCTAGGGAGCTTGCACTAAATCACAGAGCACTAGGAGATTCAGATCGACTGAGTGCAGAACAAGCGTACAGAAAATACAAACTGCCGAAGTCTTCACAGGTTGCGTACTTATGGAGGCATCATCATGAGACTGGGAGAGAGTGACATGAGCACAAAACTGGACACGGTCACGGGAGTTGTGACTATCTCAATTGCTGGCATCACTGCTGCACTTACGCCAGAGGATGCCAGACAGTGGGGAGACATTCTTCTCACGTATTCACCACTTATGCTTATTGGCGTACTACTGTTGCGCTTGCGAGCGCAGGATGCTCGAATCAAACAGCAGGACGCAAAGATGGCAGAGTGCGAAAGTAAGCACAGTGAATTGCAGAACAAGTTGCTGCTGACTTACGCTGCCTTGGTTCGTGGCGCCAATGTGCAAAAGTTGCCGAGCACTGCTGAATTTGAAGCTGGTCAGTTCAATGTAGATGAATGTATTGGAGGTACTTGCGATGCCGTCCCCAGCAACTCTGATCGGTAACACTAATGTATCTCATTGGGGTTTGGGAGAGTTGGATGGTGATACTCCTTTGCCAGAATACGATCCTATGTGGCTGGCCTTGATAGAGGACGACAATCTATTTGGTGCCCGCAGTGCTCTGTACTCTGATCCTAGTTTAGAGAACCTTGGCGGAGCTTGCCCTGTTACCATGTACGCAGGTAACGGAGCTGTAGTCAGTCTCACTATCAATGAGTTTCCCTATATACATATTGCTGGTATTGCAGGCGATGCTGCAACTGCTGCACCGCTTAAGCTGGCAACCCAGGAGTACTCTTATTTTGATGTAATGTACGATGAGGAGCAAGAGCAGTGGGCAATATTTATGGCTCTGGGGACAGCGGAGTCCAATACTCTTGAAACTAGAGCTGTGCACGTTCAACTGATAGATGGAGAGTTCTCAATTGTTTTTGAGGTAGAGTTGACTCTTAATATTGGCCACTATGTGGATCCGCTCCTTGATGTAATAAAGTTGTCTCCCTCAGGTAGATTAGCTATTATACAGTTTTACGAAGAAGATGATGTCTCTACCGTACAGTACCACTCTATGGCGGTGGTTGATGTTTTTAACGGAGTCTATACGAGTTCTCGTCTACGTGAATATGTTGGTATCTACCTACCAGCTTGCGCCTGGCTGTCTAAGAGAACCAGCAATGGCCGAGAAATTTACGCCCTGTTGGATGGTATAGGGGGAAACGCAGCGTCCTGGGAACTCACCTGCGTTGCTCCAAATTACTTTAATGGAGCGATTTACCTAGATACTTACTATACTTCTGCTCCAATTTCGGGGCCATTAGTGAGAGCTAAAGATGTGGAATGGGTTGAGGGCGGTATTGACAAAGTTGCTTTCACCTTTGACGCAGCTTGCGAGGGCTCTAGAATTCAAGTTTACGATTTTAGTAACGCCACATTTGAGAACTATGAAGTTACTGGCACTGTGGATATATCTTCCTACACCTCTGGCGAACTTAATGTTTACGCATCCGGTTGCTGGTCGGCGGACAAAGAAACTATCCACGTTCCGGGCTACACAAACGGCTTGGTTATCTTTGACGTAGCCAACCAGTCTGAGCAGTTTATTAATCTTCCGGAGGTTATAATCCCCTCTAACGACACCCTGTGCCACTTTGTTCCGCCAGGTCCAATTGAAATTAACTTTGTGTGCAGTCTACCTGACGCAGGGGTTAACTAATGGCTCAAACAGAATATAGAGGGAATGTACAGCAGATGGCATTTCCCTTGCTAAGTACCTTGGGGTCCAGAACAGTAATTGACGCTGGACCTGACCAGACTTATGTACCCAGTGTTTCCCCGGATAGCTCAGTTCCCATCGACCGTGGGGTTCCGGGTGCTTACTATGCCCACAATGTTATGCCGAGTACATACGGCTGGCAGACTGTGGGCTACTGGCAGTTTACAACTGACATAATCAACATGGGTAACTCGGCTATTGTGCAGACTCCCAAGAAAGTTTTGGCCTGCACAATTGATGTAGTTACCACGGAGCCGGAAGAAGGGGAAGAGCCAATTGAGGAAGAGATTCTTGCTTATGCAGGAAGAACTACTCAAGTGGCTATCTACGATTCTGGCGATGGTCACGGTTTGCTGCTGTTGGATGAGAATCCTGGATCGGTTTATTTCTGGGACAACATCATGAACGTCAAGCTACTGGGAATTTATGATGAGGAGGGCGTGGAAATTGTCCCACCCTATCAAGTCTCAAGTTTTGAGCTCGGCATTGATGCTACCACCAAACTCACTGTGGCCCACGTCAACGGTATTACTTACTTGTACCTGTCTCACATTGGTTGCTTTGTTCTGACCTATGATGAGAATGATGACTGGGAACTGGTGGAACGGGACTTGGTAGGGCTGGACAAGGAAGTAATTGAAGGCATTGTAGCTAGCCAAGGTTACTTGCTAGCGTGGCAGGAGTCTTCTATCAGCTGGTCCAGTACTGTAGATGTGGAGGATTTCTCCCCAAGCGAAATCACTGGCTCAGGCGGCGGCGCAATTCAGGAAGCCAAAGGTCCGATTGTAATTGCGCGGGAAACCTATCTAGGTTTCATTCTCTACACAACTGACAATGCTGTTTCTGTAACCTACTCCGGTAACGAAGACTATCCTTGGACATTCAAAGCTATCTCTAGCTCTGGCGGAGTTAGTGTAGCAGACGAGGTTAGTCTGGAAGAGACTGGCGGTTATCAGCACGCATATACTACCAACGGGGTGCAGCAAGTTAGTCACCAGCGAGCTAACACAGTTATGCCCCACATCACAGACTTCATTTCTGGCAAAATATTTGAAGACTTTGATGTGACCACAAACAAGTTCACTCAAGTTAAGATCCCTGAAAATAGTAAGATGCGCAGGGCTCTGACTGTGATTGCCGACCGATACTTCATTGTATCCTACGGTCTGCACAGCTCAAATCACTACACCCACGCAATTGTTGTAGACATTGTACAGCAACGTATGGGTAAGTTGCGTATCCCGCATCGGAGTTGCTTTGAGCGGGTATCTGTTATCAACCAGCCGCAAATTGAAGCTAAGGATTCTATTGGCTTCATTGGGCTGGATGGCCAAATTCAGGTACTTAACTTTGACCCGGATGCTGCCTCCAATGATTCAGTACTGTTGCTGGGTAAATACCAACTGCGTCGCTCTAGTTTCATTGAGCTGCAGGAGTTGATTCTGGAGAATCCAACTCTTGGAGGTAACTTCTCTTGCCGCGCTTTGCCGAGTCTGGATGGTAAGAACGCGTCTAGCCAGGTTGTTCCATACGAACTGTACAAGAGTACCAACATTGTTAAGTACTTGTTCGATGGAGCTGTGGGGGAGAATGTATCAGTGGTGTTGAAAGGTGCATTTAACCTTGTTACTTTCGTTGTTACAGCTAGTCTTAACGGGAGATACTAATGGCTGAGAAAAGTGCTGGCAAAGGCTATAAGTCTCCCATTAACTTGGGACTGGGCCAGATGCCCAAAACTGATAACTCGGATATATTTCCAGAGATGGTGGAAGTGTACAATGCTATCCACCTACTGAACGCTTATCTGGATAATCTTCGGGATCAGTTTGACATCGGTAAGAAAGGCTCACCTCCTGATGAGCAGTTACCTTTTAAGCATGGTCTATGGGGTAGAGCTAGAACGGACATTAAAGCTGGTGAAGTTGTTACTTACGACGGAGCCGCTGATGATATCCATCTTGGTGTAATTCTCACCATGAAGCGAACTGCTGTACCTCCGTACGGTCTTGCACTTACGGACGCTAAGGAAGGCGAGCAAGTTCAAATGGGCATTGGCCCTGCAATCATCAAAGTTGGAGACATTAAAAGACACGAGGCTCTATGGGCTGGTGATCCTGAAAGTGGTTATGCCGGTAAACTTATCCGAGGCAGTATGCCTAAGTATGACGGGGCTATGATCGGTATGGGTATCGGTGGCGGATATGCGTTTATTTACGAAGACAGACCTCTCTGGGAGGATTGATATGGACACCCGAATTTCTGCAAATTTCCGGCTCTCCGAAGTTGGCCGCTCAGCTAAGGCTGTGCAGCTTGGTATTGATAACACTCCTACTGGCGCTGCGCTAGATGCTGCTATTGATGCGGCCACTGGTATGGAGTTGGTCAGAGCTTTGCTCGGTCACTACAGTATCTCACCTAACAGTTGGTATCGCAGCCCGGAACTCAATGCTGCCATTGGCGGCAGTAAAACTTCTGATCACCTAACCGGCTACGCTGTTGACTTCTCTTGTCCCAGTTTTGGACTTCTCAAAGAGCAGTACAAAAAACTGGTTGACAGCAAGCAGTTGCTGCGGTATGATCAGATTATTCTGGAAGAAGTGCATATCCACATTAGTTTCCACAAACGCCGCCGGATGCAAGACCTGGTTAAGGTAGGTCCGGGTAAGTACATTCCTTGGAACGGCAAATGAAACCAACCCTGTATCTTATAGTAGCTCTAGCTATAGCTTGCGCCTTGCTCTTTGGAGTAGGGCAGCTTGCTTGGAGCCTCTATGGTAAAGTACGAGATTTGCGAGTTGAGCTGGATGCACTTAACCAGTCAATAGAACAGAGCACCGAAAGTCTCTTAAAGCTGGATTCAACTATAGGTGCGGCACATGCAGAACTCAGAAAAGTCAAAACCACAATCTCGGAGTTGGAAACATCTAATCCGGAACTTTCTGATCATCTTGATACTCCTGTGCCTGTTGATATCCAGCGGGTGCTCAACGAACAACGTTCGTCCGAATGATGCTTTGCTGATTAGATGCAAGCCTTTGACGCAAGCAGATTTGGGTAAGTTGCGTAAAGTTTACGATTCTTATGCTGAGCTGATAGCTGACTATAAGATTTGTAAAGCAAGGATGGACGCTATTGTCGATTACTTTGAGGAATAGAAAATGGCAGAGCTCGATCAATTGAGTAACCTGGTCAACATCATTGGTGGCATCCAGGGAACTGAAAGTAAAACCAAAACCAGCGGTACCAAAACTACTCAGACCAATATCTCTGATCAGGGTATTCAAGAACTGATTCGAGGCATCCTGGCTGGCGAAGGCGGTGTTGCTGATGTGGGTGGCGCAGCTCGCCGCTCCGGTCTGTATAACTCCACCACTCAAGATACTCAGATGGGTAACTTGTATGCACGCGCTGCTAACCAAGCTGAGCTGGCACGGTCTCCTACTGTTGAGACCGGCACTACAATTCAGGAAATGGAAGCTCCCGGCGTGGGTCTCGGTACTGTGGCCGGTGCAATTGGCGGTATGCAAGCTGGTAAACAGGTTCTGGATATGTTCGGTCTCGGTGCCGGAGCTGGTGCAGGCGCTTTGGGCGGGGCAGGTGTTGATGCTGCTGCAACTTTGCTGGGTCCGGAAGTGGCCAAGTTTGGCTCTGTTGCCAGTAACGCAGCCAATGCAACTGGTGCAGCTGGCGTGAATACTGCGGCTACCGGCAGTGCTGGCGGTCTGTTTGGTACCAGCATTGGTGCTGGTCCGGCTGGTGGCGTTGGTTTCAATCTGGGCACAGCAGTGCCACTGGGCGGTAGCTTCCTCACTGGTATTCTTGGCGGTAAAGATGCTGCCAAAGACCCAATGAGTTTGGCCCTGAACGCAGCTACCGGCTTTGCGGCTCTGGGTCCGGTCGGTTTGCTGGCTGCTCCGCTGGCTTCCATCGCTGGTAGTATCTTCGGTGACAAGTCTATCATCTGCACCGCACTTATGGAAAAGGGGCTGCTTGATGAGAAGCTTTATGAGAAAGGTCAGCGTTACCTACAAGCTCTGCCTAATCGCACTCGTGTTGGTTATCTTGTATGGGCTACCGGCATTGCGGAAAAGATTCGCCAGGGCTCTAAGTTCTGGACACGACTCTGCCTTCCGTTTGCTCAGCAGCGAACCGCTCTTCTCGCAACTGAGGGTACTCTGCGAGATCATGTTCGTAACCCTCTGGGCACTGTTACTCGCTTTATCGGTGAGCCGCTGTGCTGGATGATTGGCGCAGTTATGCTGGCCGGTCAAACTCAAAAATTCTCTGAGGTAAAGTAACATGACTGAGTTCAGCTTAGACGGAATCATTCAGCAACTGGCTGGGCTGAACGCTAACAGCCAGCAACGTGCCGGACAACTTACCGGCGCTTACGGTGCAGCTGAAGGTGAGATGCAGCAACAAGCATCCCATCTTCAGCGCATCGGCCAACTCGCTTCAGACGCAGAGCGCTCTCGACTCCAGATGCAATTGGAAACTGAGAATGCTCGCATTGATGCAGCTAATGCTGCGGGCATGAATGTCAACGATGTTGGCAATATTATCTTGGGTCTGCACCAGCAGATGAAGCAGGCTGGTACTGAGATGATCAGAACTCAGCAAGACCTGGCCAAGTTGAATGCAGAGTCTGACCTTATCGGTAACCCGATGGGTTGGGTTCGTGGCCTACTGTATCGGAGTGAAATTGAAGGAGCTGCTAACCAAGCTTCATCCAACTTTGACACAGTTAAGAAAGTTATTTCGGACAGCAATGCTGCGGTTCAGTCTACTGCGGTGACTCAGAATGCTATCCAGCGCACTCTCAACTCCCAGACCATTGATCAGTTAGCTGAAGCTAAGAAACTGCAATCCGAAGTTGCTGCAAGTCAGGCTAGAGTTGAGGCGCAGAAGTTCTCTATTGGTGCGCTGGAAATGCTCCAGAGTATGGAAGCTAACCAATTCAATCGTAACATGCAGATGACCAATGCTATGATTGACGATCAGCGCTGGAGAGAAGGCTTTGAGTTGCGTAAGGCTCAGTTTGAAGAGGCCCAAGCTAACCGCAAAGCTCGCCAGCAGGATGAGGAATTTTACGCTGAGCAAACTGCTTGGGGTAATGCCGCTGCTGAACGTCTCGGTCTGCGTCCGCGTAGTGTAGCTGAGTACAAACGTTTCCTTGGCACCAACAGTCCTGAAGGCCAGCGACTGCAAATGCTGGTAGAACAAGGTTACAACTTGGAAGCTAATGGTTCACTTGCGCCGCTTGGTGCAACTCCGGCAGAAGCATTCCTCAATGTACAAGCTGTTGGCATTGACCCACCGCCAGCTCACCGTCCGGTGCGTAACTTGGTTGAGGCAGCTAAGCAGACTACTGCATTTGCTGAGGCTACCAACAATCCTCGGGCCACACCAGAAAGTGTGACTCATGTATTTAATGAAGAGATCCAAAAAGCGGCCACGGCTCAATCCAAAAACGTTACTCAAGCTGGCAACAACGCTAACGCAGTTCCAGAGATTGCTACAGTTCTGGCTGCAGGTACTCCCGGTGCTCAGCGACTGGCGCAGAGTAAGTTTGGTACAGAAGTTCTGGCTGCTATGGTCTCCACTGATAATGGTAATCCTGAAGCTGAAGTGCTCATGGCTACAGGACTTGCCGCGGTTAATGAAGGTAAAATTACTTTCCAAGAACTGCAGCAAGGTGTGGCTGCTTTTTACCAGGAAGGTGTTAACCTTACCGCGGCTACTGGTGGGTTCCAGCTGTACAGCATTAAAGCTCCAACTACTTATGAGATCAGTATTGATCGTATCCGCCCGGATAATAAGTGGTACCAGTTTGGTGGGCAAGGTGTCGGTGCTACTAACCAAGCCTTACTCAACATTGCTGCGCGAGCTACTGGCCTGCCGGCAGACTCTGTACAGTTGCCTACTCGTCTGGATATGACCAAGCCAGAGGCAGTGGCTAAGGCTTTGACCCTGATGCAAGCTGGCAACATTGCAGCTAAGATCCAAGAGCAATCTAAGAGCGGCCAACAACAGTAAGGTACGCGTATGAACTACGAAGACTCTCCCAACTACCTATCCGCAGCAGACAATCACAGCATTGCTGCCGCCGGCCTTTCCTTTTTCGAGGACATTGGTAATGCAGCAGCAAATACTCCGGACTTTCTGTTTGTATCAGCTATGTCTGCAGCAAACAGTTTCTACAATACTGGCAACGCTGTGGGCAATATTTTCCGGGATCGCGATAACGAAGTTAGTATGCGCGACACTGGGGAGTGGATTACCAGCATGGACGATGATCTTGGCAGCTATTACAAAGATGTAAAAGGTGCCGCTGATCTGACAGGCTTTGTAGTTAGCTCATTCATTCCGGGTGGAGCGGCTATTAAAGGTTTGCGCGCTGCCCAAGGTGCGCTCACTGCTGCTAAAGCCGGTGAAGTTGGTTACAATATGTCGGTAGCTACCCGCTTGCTGGCTCCTTCTATGGAGACCTATGTTAAGCGTGAGGCTGCTATGCTGGCTGGCCGTCAGCAGGCATTTAGCTTTATGCACCAGAACTCACTGAAAGCTCTGGCCTCTGGTACTCACCAAGCTGTGCTGGAGTCAGTAGCTTTTGAAACTGCTGTGGCCGCCACTATGTTCCAGTCCCCGATTCTGGAGGACATGGATGTTTGGGACATCATGAAAACTGGCCTGATTGGTGTTGGTTTCGGTAGTGCGCTGGGTGCGGTAGGTTCGGCAGCTGGCACATACTTTGGAGTTAAGCGGCTGGTGCAGAATGCTAATGCCCGCGCTAATCCATTTTATGCTGGAGCTGAGGCTACCACTGTTGGGGCTGAGCGCACTGGTAACTACGCATCTGACCAGATTGTCCTAGATGCCATGCAACTTACTAGACTGGAGCAGACTCCGGCAACTCTGGACGGTATCCGTAATACCAAGATTGCCCAAGGCGAGACTGGGGAAAGTTTGCATCCAGATGCTATTTTCTCTGAGCTTACCAGAGTCCAAGAGATCACTGACAACGCCAAGCAGGTTCTGCAAAATCGTATCCGTACTGGCCTGCAACAGATGACTAAGCAGACCGGTATGGGTAACTACGCATTCGAACTGTTCAGCAAAATGGGCCCACGGGAAACTGTGGAAACTATGCTGAACATGAAAGAGATGCGCAGAGCTGGAGTTAAAACTGATTTCGAACTTGAGATCAAGGCTTACCGTGACATGATTAAGAAACGTGACGGCAAGTCTATTACTCGCGCTCAGGCGCTTAAGCGTTTGAATCGAGAAGATCCGCAGTTCTATATCCAACTACACTCCGGTAGCATTGGCCAGAAAACTCAGGGCCGTGCTGGTACTTTGCGCATGGCTGACCGCTTCTCTGAGCAACAACTAGCTAACCGCTTTAGCGGTAACTTCCGTTTCAGAGAGACTGTGGACTTCCGACTCAAAGGTGATCCTACTGACTTTGAATTGCGCTGGGCACTGTCGCGTAAGCCGGGTTCTCCGGTGCCTGCTAAGCTGCCTCCGATCCACTCCCATGACTTGCCAGCTCTGGACATGCTGCGCCGGGCTGGGGTCAGCGAAGTTACCTTGACTAATGGCCAGAAAGTGAATCCAGCTGAGTGGTTGCCGACTGCCCAGATGGAAGTCATTCAGGCACAGAAAGCTAACAAAGCTAACAGTGCCACACTGGAAATCATTGCGGATGTTCGTAAGGATTTTCTGGAAGGTAACATTGATCCGAAACTTGTAGATGATCCTAAGTGGTTCCGGGCACAGGAATCATATGCAAAAGAGCTGGACGAGTTCCTTGGCGGTGAAGGTAAAGTAACTGCCTGGGATTTGCATTCCCGTCCGTCCAAAGCCAAAGTAATCTACGATACCTCACTCCTGAAAGAGGGAGATGGTATGGTGATGAAAGGTATGGTGATGCTCAAGCACCGTAACAAACTTTCGCAGATGGACACGGATCGTATAGTTTCCAGATATCTCGGTACTCAGTTCGATCTGTTGGCTCCTCGGTTAGATAACCCAGATGATGGACTGTACAGTACTGAGTATGGCTCTACATTCCTGACCAATGCTGGTGGGGAGTACGGCAGTCGTGCGCAGCGTGCAGCTTATATTGGTGATGCTATCTCTGAGGTCACCAAGACTAAGATCACTGCCCTGACTGAGGAAGTGCAGAGCAAGTTCAGCAACATTCTGCTGGCTAAGCCTGATGAAGCTATCCGCTTTGAAGGTATTAACAGTCTGGTTACTCGCACACCTGACCACTATGTTTTGCATCCAGAAGGTAAGCAAGCTCTGGTTCCTGAGCAACTGGCTGATTACTGGAAAGCTATGGCTAGGGGGGATGAAAACATCACTCCTCCGCAGCTGCATCCTAACACAGTGGAAGAAATTCCTCTGGACAGTGAGGACTTGTATCAAGCGGTTAAGTATTGGATTGATGCTAACGACGCTCAGCTGCTCTCTCGGCAAGAGTTCTCCAGTTTGGAAGGCCGGGCAGGCACTAAACGTATGGGTATCTTTGCCCCTGTACGTCCTGACCCCCGCAATGTTAAACATGTTGCCTTTGTTCGTGACTCCACTATTACTGGCGGCGGCATGACTCAGATGGTATATGCTGACAGTGCGGCTAAACTGCAAGACATGATGCGGCAGATTCGGGAGCTGGGTACTTACCAGATTATCCAGAAGCCAACTCAAGGTCTGAAGATTTACACTCGGGGACAAGCAGAGGACTGGCACAAAGCATATGGAGACTGGCAGTACGACAAGACTCTGTATGAGAACCACATTAACTCTGACTTGTTGCGTAAGGGTATTGCGACTGAGTACCTGCCGCTGACTGATCCGGACTTGATTGTTAACCGTGCTTACCAGCAACTGGTGCGTAACGAGAACACCAATATCCGCACAGCGTTCAACCTGACATACAAGGAAGAACTCAACGCAATTGCTCAGCGGGCCAATGAATGGAACTTGGCTAAGGACTCCACCAAAGGCAGACTGACTCCACAGGAACTGTTGCTGCAAGACAGTAAGAATCCCTACACTGGGATGATGAAGTCTATGCTCAACATTACCAAGACTGAAGAGTACGGACTGGTAAATACAATGCAACAGGCATTGGATGCCGGAGTCTCTAAGGTCTGGGACAGTGCGCAGCGCTTATTTACTGACTCATTCCGCGGCGCAGGTAAGATCACGGATGAGCGGGTGGATGAGATTAACCAGATCTTTGAAGACCTGGGTGTCAAGTCTGCTTACCAAGATGCAGCGACTATGATGATGGTTAACAGTCAGGTGCCCCGTGGTACTCTGACCCGTTTTGTGCGTACTGCTAACGCGCTACTCACTACCACTATTCTGCGTCTGGACGCATTCAACGCTTTCAACAACTTGGTAGGTAACACAATTCTGTATAGTACTGAAGTGCAGAGCTTGCTGAAGTCTATCAAGACTGGAGATAGCGCGGCGGCTGGTGAGCTTGCCAAACTGGCCAGAACTAAAGTTCCGGGCACTGGCGGGGATGACATTTTCAGCCCACTCAAACTTATGGAGAACTCCATTAAGAGACTCCACGGGGAAGGTAAGGATGCACTGATTGCTGAGTACCGTCGCCGAGGTTTGCTGCCTGATCTCAGTGACCAGTACTATCGGAGCCTAGACACACTGACTCTTACTGGCACTGAAACTGTAGCCAACATGAACTCCAAAACTGCGCAACTAAAGGAGCGCATGAAGGAGTGGGCTAACACTGGTGAGAAGTGGACTGGTAACAAATGGGCTGAGCAGTTTAACCGGCTCATTGCTATTGACACCATGAAGCAGATCACAGAGTACGGTGTTAAGGCCGGCGTGATTGATGAGCGTACAGCTTGGCAGTATGTGTCCACTTTTAACAAACGAGTCAACGGTGTTATCCGCGCTGCTGAAAGACCCGGCATGTTCCAAGGTCCAGTTGGTCAGGCTATCGGACTGTTCCAAAGTTATCAAATGAACTTGATGGCTCAGGTGTTCAGGCATGTTGGGGCTGGCCGTGGTAAGACTCTGGCTATGATGGGAGGTCTGCAAACTACTATCTACGGCGCGAGTTCCATGCCCGGATTTGCTCTTATCAATCATCAGATTGGTATGGCCCCAGAGAACCGGGAGCACTATGACTTGTACAGTGCGGCTTACCAAGTGTTCGGTCAGGAAGGAGCTGATTGGTTAATGTATGGTGCGCCAAGTAATGTGCTGGACGCATCACTCTATACTCGGGGTAACACTAACCCACGTGTATGGCACATTGTACCTAACCCAACTAACCCGACTGACTTGCCTTTCCTTGCTGCTGGTATCAAAGCATTCGGTGCTATTAAAGGTATGGCTACTCAGGCAGCTGATGGAGTTCCGGTCTGGGAAAGTGTACTGTCTGGACTGGAGCACTCTGGACTTAGCAGACCACTTGCAGGCTTTGCGGCAGTTGCTCGCTCTGCTTACAATGACGGCACTGTTATTAGCACTCAGCGTAATGGCTCTATTGCTGGCTCCAATGATCTGATGTCAATGGCAACACTGGCTAGGATCGCAGGTGCTAAGCCAATGGATGAAGCGGTAGTTACTAATAGTTACTTCCGTATCAATGCGTACGCTGAAGCTGACCGGCAAGCAAGGGAAGAGCTAGGAATTGATTTGAAACAGCAGATACGTGGTGGAGGTGAGATTTCTAACGAGGCTGTAGCTAACTTTGCTGAACAGTATGTTGGCAGGGGCGGGAGCCAGCGTGGATTCAACCAGTGGTTTATGAACCAATATGAGAATGCCAATAAGTCTCAGGCTACCCAGTTGGCAGAACGACTGGATTCACCTTACGCTAGACGGATGCAGGAAGTGATGGGTGGGAGGGAAAGCAACTTCGATCTTAGTTATTGAGATCATAAAAAACCCCGGCAGGACTTGACTGTTCCTCCGGGGTATTTTTTCGCCTGTGATTTAATCAATCTGCTTACTCGGCCTTGTCGCTTGCCAGCTCCACTTAGCTTACCACGGGGGCATCCCAGTCAATACTCCCCTCGCTGCGCTCGGCAACTCCGTTGGTATTGACAGTGAGCCTGGCTTCCCGTGGCTGCATCGCTACGCCGGTCAAGGGACAGCGGCCTCGTTAATGGATACCAATGATGATACTGCGCTTGTCTTGGAGTTTGCGGACAAGAACTCCGAAGAGAATACGCATGTCATTGACACTGTACTCCCCATCCATAGCTACGTCACAGTGGGCTGCAATAATAGCAATCCCGTCTGCGAAAGTCTTGCAACTACTGGGATTCAGTTGGGCAAGCAAGTCTGGGTGGTTTTGGAGTTCCTGCTGAAGCTCTTCGAGTTCTGGCGGAACCATTACTATCAGACTGTCAGAGGTGACATTGCTCATCAGATTGGTCCTCTTGCTTGTAGTGGATGTCAATACTTTCACCAGTGGCGGTATCGTGCCAAGCCACGTTTACATTGCGGGCTATGGGAGTACCGTCGCTGTAAGTTGCATTCTTAGGTGGGGGCCCTTTTGTAGATATGACCAGGCGACCCAGTCTACTACGAGCGCGAAGCCACTCGTCTACCTCTTTAGCATTGAGCATTTCCAGCTTCATCAGATTGGTCCTCCGTATACAAAGTCTTTGACTCGGGGAACTTCGGTAGCCAACTTGTCCAGGTTAGCCGCAGTAGCTTTAGCATCTGCCAGTGCGGTGTGGTCGCCACGGTGGGGTGTGCGAACTTCCGGATACTGCTGGAACAGGTCGCGTGTGCAGTGTGCATTGCGATAGTGCCAAGGCAGACTCAGACCAGAATAGGCAGCCAAGTTACCAATCCACGGAATGTCCGCATCTTTACCTTGGCACCAGATGTGGAGCTCAGTGCCGGGAATGTGCTGCTCTTTACACCAGTCAAGAAACTTCTCAACAACTCGACGACCGTCGCCACCTTCAGAGTTCAGGCGAGCAAGATAGTCAGGATTGTTTTTCTGGTGGAATGCAATAGCCGCAGGTGACACATGGAAAAGACTCGGCCTGTCTTTACGAGCATACCACTCAGGGCAAATAGATGCACTGAAAGTAGCACCGGTACGCATATTGATTGCACCGATCTCGATAACTGCTGCGGTACTTTTCAGTCCGAGAGTTTCAAGATCCAGTACAATCGGAGTTTTAGCTTTGAGCTGCATCAGTATTTTCCTTTGGTGTCTCACGTGGGAGGATTCGGTCTTGCACCAGCTTGGCGTAACCTTGAATGTCGATCCAGTTGTCATCGTAGTCAGGGTCGCCTGACAGGATACGGGCGATCTTGTCAGCAATAACAGTGAGTGCTTGTTTCTGCACTGCTGACAAGTAGCGCCAGTTTTCCTGCTCTCGCATAGTGTCTTGGAGTTTCTGCGCGATGCGAGCATGGACAGAGAAGTCCCCGTAACGGGAACCACGTTGCGCCAGAATGTCTGCGATAGTTTGAGACGGTTCAGCCCCGGCAGGTTGGATAGCATTCTCTGCCTCCAGAGCTACTGTCGGGTTTCGATACAACGCAATGGTATTCTGAGTAATAGCCAGCCCTCTGCCGCACTTACATTTAATAGTCATAGCCGCCGGTACTGCATGAATCCGGTCGCAGTTTCTGCATTGGATAACAAGGCCGTCGCGGGGATTGTAGGACAACGCTTCATAATTGGAGTTACTCATTTTACTCTCCTTCAATCAAGTAGTTATAGTCCACCATGTCATTGTATTTCTCTTTGACAGCGCGGCGAACTGGGTATAACTTGTGCTCGTGAGTTTTGACTTTGCCGGCGTGAATCATGCCAGCCACAGTCTGGTGGAATGTATCAAGTTTATCAAAGTCGCTCTGCACTTTAGCCCACAAGTCTTGCATGTCCATACCGTCAGACGCTTCCAGAATCTGAGATACTTTGTGCACCAATGTGGAAGTGCGGGAGAAACCAAAGTCACCAAAGGCATCAGGCATGAACTGCTCAGCATGATACATCACAGTATTGGCATGTCTTACATCTACAGCCTCGATGATGTTTGACATCCGGGCAGCTGCGTGCAGCATAGAGACTTTTAGCAAGTGAGTCAGTCTCCGGTTACTGTAGGCAGCGAACCGTACATCATCCACTGGTTGCCAAGTTTTGTATATCTTGTCAATCAGAACTTTGGCTTCAGGGCTGTACTCTAGCTCGCCTACTACTTTGGCTTTAATTTCGTGCAGCCTGCTAACCATCCGTTCTGTCCATTCCTCATCTTCTAATGGCGGCCAAGTTATTTTTTCACCAGTAGGTCTGGCATAGATAACAAGTACACGACTGAAGAAACCCTGACCGACAGCAGATGGCGGGAAAGTCTCAGCGAATTGAGTCTGGGTAGTACCGCCAAGCAAACTGATGATAGGGTTAGGAATGGTTACTGACTTACCGTTCTTAACTTTGTTCTCATACGGGCCGTCCCAATCCCACAGTGCGCCCAACATGGAAACAAACTCCAGAACATTGTTACCGAAGAAGTCATTGAACTCATCGGCAGCAATCCAACAGGGTCTTGAATCAAAGGAATCACTTCCGAACAGGTCTTGCTCTAGGAAACTTTCACCGTCGCCGATGTCAACTCCGTCGCCCAAGTCTGCAAGGAACTTTTCCTTACTTGTCTTTTCAGCACTAAAGGTTTTGTAACCAGCGTTTCTCAAGAGATTCTTAGCAGCTTTAATTGCAGTAGATTTCTTAGTACCTGCTGCGCCCATTAGCAATGTGTACATATTAGGGTAAAGTTTTGATCTGCCGAATTTGCAATAAATGTCTCTTTCTAACCAAGCGCCGAGCATACTTATGGCACACCACCTGTCAAAAAACCGCGGGACTTCTGACCCCGCAGTGTAGTCCAGGTATTCTAGAAAGAAATCATCCTGCATTATTTATCTCCCTTCCAGGTCAACCCCTTACGTTCCAAGTCTACAGGGATTACCATGTTTCTTGTGACACCTTTACAATCAGTAACCGGCACTCCGAAAGTCATCAGCTGTTTGACTCTCTCTGCTAGGTCAGTGCGTCCGAGCCTGATTTGGAAAAGGATACTGTCGTGGATTTGTGCCAGTAACTTAAAGTCTGGGTGGAAGCCCAGTTCTCTAAACACAGCCTTGAATGCGCGGTTCAGGATCATTGCATTTAGACTCTGAGTTACATGGGCAACATAAGCATTCAGCATAGGCTTGCTAGCATTGGGGTCACCAAAGCAGTAGCGAGTCCAGCCGGTATCGCCAATGAGTCTACTGGTTTTTCTCACCTCCAGTTTAATAGATTGATAATACTCTTTCTTCACAGTTGGGAATGCTTTCTCATAAGCCAGCAACAGGAAAGTTGCCACACCTTTGAGTTCCCAATGAGCTGGCAGTCCAAGCATTGCCTGAGCTGCGCGAATCTTTTTAGGTCCCATAGTCTGGACCAGTACCTCAGCGCCCATGTTATAGTTAGCGCCGTGGTTAATACGTTTACCCAACTGGCGCAAGTCGCCGCGCTTAACCTTGTTCTCAACAATGTCCCAAATGTCTTCATAGTCCATGCCGAAGAACATAGCAGCTTTGTATGAGTGGCTGTCTTTACCGGACTCAAAGATATCGAGAAGGCTAGGGTCACCTGACTTGTGTGCCACTCCTCGGTCTTCAGCTTGGGAGTAGTCAGCTTCCCAGATTTCAAAACCGTCATCAGCTACTAGAGTGTAGCGAGTGGCTCCTTCTTTCTCCATGTTCTGAATCTGGAGACCGCACCAGAAATGGTGCTCTTTACTAGCTAGTCTGCCTGAGTCAGTAGCGTGAGGGGACAGAGAGTACAGGATTCTGCCACGGAACTCTTTGGCCTTATCACCTGTGGTCAGGTAAGTTGTTGCCAGTTTACGAACTCCCCGGTAATCGAGGATAGCTTCCAGAATGCGTTCATTCAATGGATGCTTAAACATCACCGCTTGCATGACTGACTCAGCTGAGGAAGTTGCTTGCTTTTCACCCAGTATTCTCAGGAGAGCTGTGCATTGCTTAGGACTACTGGGATTGAAATTGGGGATACCGACCATCTTGCGAATGCTTTCGAGTTTCTTCTCCAGATACTCTTCGGCTTCCTGCGCAACTTGCTCCAGTCTGTCTTGGTCCCGCTTAATACCAGTCATCTCACACATATGACAAGCGGGAACTACAGTGAACTCCATTGCATAGTTACGGCGTGCCCACTCAGGAGCTGCCAGTAACCAAGCCATGCAGGCTTCGCCAGTTGCCCAAGTATCCAGACCGCAGTACAGGTACTCGTCTTCTTCAGTACCGATCTTGGACAAGTCTTTCCAATACATGGAGTTACGAATAAACAGTGCTGCCACTGAGCCTAGGTCTTTCGGCAGCTCACAGTACCAACTGTGCAACAAGTTAGCAGTATCCCACATCCAGTTGTAGAGTGGGGCACCGTACATAAAGAAGTACGCAGAGTCATACTTACCATTCTGCATTACCTTAGACGGTTTAGTCTCATTAAACTTGCGCATCCACATAACATCGCCCATTGATTTAATAGGCAACACAAAGGTGAATGACTGACTGGAGCCAAACTTGAAGCAAGAGTAACCTACCATAGTAATGCCAGGCACTGGGTCTTTGACAGTCTCAATGTCCACTGCTACCAGATCAGACATTTCCATAACCTGTAGAGCGTACTCACGCAGGTCAGGAGACTTGAGCACTTCCACTTTAGCTTTAGTGGTGGCTCTCCAGTTCTGGGGTTTGGTTACTTTGGAGACATAAGTTTCGAAAAGGAACTCGCCATAAGACAGAGTGACAAGTTGCTTGAGAGGGTTCACAACCAAGAACTCAAGGGTAAAGTCTTTGACTGTGAAGGGGAGAATAGACCCGGCATAGTTACTGATCTTAGCCAACTTGCGCAGTTCTTCAGGCAGCAGCTTTTGAAGTATGTCGAGTCTTGTAGTTACAACGTGGGAGAATCCATTCTTCTTTGCAGCAAGCACCAGCTCTGTGATAGTTGTGATCGGCACATCTAGCACACGCACACGAGTACCGTGAAAGGTTTTCTTCGTGCGGTTTACATAGGGCTGGTCGTCCCGTTCCACAAGCAAAATCACCCCAGTGCATTCGGGGTGACTTGTCTCTTTCTTGGAAGTTTTGGGGAGCAGGTGTGTAGCCATAATGAGCGACTCTTAGTGGAAGGCAGGACAGTCTAGTATGCGCGCATCAATATTAAAACTGCACATCATCTGAAAGTCCTTGTAGTGATAGCAACCGGGATTACCTTCTTGTGGATCGTAAATAGACTTAAGTGCCTCGGCCCCAAAGCGCAAGTCTACAATGATCTGATGAGTTCCACCGGAGTCATTCAGACTTGGTACAGATACTAGATAGCATTGTCCCCAGTACATAGTGCTACCGTAGCTACTACTAGGCACAGCTTCTATGCCGTACTTAGCCAACATCTTATACATAGTCAGCTCTGGCGCCATGTGGTAATCCTCATTAAACTCAGAGGAAACCACTTGCTCATCCACATCTGCAAGCATAGCGATGCAGGCAGATACACAACTGTTTTGCAGAGTCTGGGTACGAAGAGTAAGTGGTCTCATGTCAATTTTTTCCCGGTGGTTTCCAGCCTAACTTAACCAGAATCTTATGAACAGCACTGAACTCATCAATCTTAATTTCTTGCACTGAGTCCTGCTTGGTCACATGATTGCGATGAGTGATTGTGATTTTGTTCTGAGTTGCATCAACAAGAATCACACGGTGCTGGCCACCCGGCATGATAGTTAAGTGCGCAGAGTCTGGAATCTCTTTACGCTTCGGATGGTTTGGAGTCTCTTCGATAACAAGTTGGTCAGTCATAGCGGTTACTCCTTATAAAGTAACGATGTGGTATGCCAGACAGGATTCGAACCTGCGACCAAGAACTTAGAAGGTTCCTGCTCTATCCAGCTGAGCTACTGGCACATAAACTTCAGCAAACTATAACAAGATAAGGCACGAAAACTTCTCATGCCTTATTTGTGTTACAGCTTTAGGACTGGCACATCCTTGTGCCTACCAAAATCAGGCCAGTTGGACAGACTTGATCTGGTTGAACTTCATGTCCGGGTCATCCTTGTCAGCCTTGACTGCCACAGTCATTGCAACTTCTGCACCGTCAGAGGCATTCATGATTTCGGAAGGGGAGGAACCACCGAAAGTTTCACGAAGTACTGCGAGTACCTCTTTCAGCTGACCTTGGCCAAACAGCATCGGCTTGCCTGCGTTCGGTCCTTTCTGAGTAATGATGGGAGTACCATCACGCATCTCGATCGGGAAGCGGAAGTTGACTTTCTTACCCGGCTCCGGCGCAGTGTCCTTGGTGGGATTGGAAAGTTCCAGAACTTCTTTGTACTCGAAGCTCATGACAACGATGACTTTCTCTTCGTCGTCAGCCATGCCCCAACCGATAGTACCGAGGTGGCTACCTTTGGGCAGGGGTTCAAACTTTTCCAGATCCGCCAGATCGTCGATAGAGGAGTCCAGCAAACCGCCAATGTTGTCGATAGACATAGTCTTATTCCTTCTTCATTACAGTGTGATATGAGGTTGTGTATTACAGTACTTCTTACTGCGGAGTCTCCCAGAGATCCAGGAGTTTGGCATTCGGGTTGTTGTCCAGATTAGCTGAACTACGCCCCCCTGTGAGAATGCCGTTGGCGTATGTGGTACTGGAAGCAAAACGATGTTGCTTGTTTTTGATCTCACAGTACACTACTTCGTCGAAATACTTTGCAGAGTTTCGAGAGAAGTTCCGAGTCCCAGCAGTCGGGACCAATTTGTCTTTACCTTCTTTAGACCCATCGGGAACTTTAACTTCGTTCTCGTGAGTGATCCAGACAACATTGTACGGAGCTGCCTGAATGTAGGAAAGAATTGTGTCCATCAGCTTACCCAAGTTACCCCAGTCGTCATGCTGGAGTTTGTACAACTCATCCTTATCACGGGTAATGTGCGCGATAGCAGAGTTGGTGAGCTGAGTACCGCTGTCAATAACTACACAGTCGTTTGGCCCCAAGTCATTCAAACTGACTCGCTCAGATACCGCACCTTCTTTGCGGCAGATTGGGCAACTGACCTTACCGTGCTTGATACAGATTTCAACTGGCAAGCCCTTCATAACTTTGAGCACAGTGTCAATAGCTTGCGGGTTCACACGAGTGTCAGGAATCTGAATCACATTGATTCGCTGCTTCCACTCAGCAGGTAACTTGTGCAAAGTGGCGGAGCCTTTTTCCAAGTCAAACCAAACAAGGTTAAACTTCTCAGACAGCTTACCGGCCAACTCAGTTTTGCCAGACTTAGGCGCACCGTATACACAGATGTGCTTGACTGGACTTTGTGCGAGTTCAGTGAGTTGTACCATTGGCGGGTGCTCCTTGATCGGCGAACTTTTTGATAATGGTGGCGGCAGCTTCTTGCATTACTTCCAAGTCTGCGGGACTCAGCTCTGCAAGGGCTTTGAAGTGTGCGCCAATTTGCTGGTCTTTCATTTGAGTATCAAGCGCGTTACCAAGTGAGGCGCAAGTTACGTCCTCAAGCAGAGCGCGGCGTTGCTCCTCAGTTAGATCACCTGCCAGAACTGCACCCATCGCAACTCCTACAGCTTTGTCTGCTTGGTTACGGTTGTACAAGTCAGCGACAAAGTCAGAGACTTTCTGAAACTTATCTGCGTCCATCTTTTTAGTCCTCTTTTTCAGAGTTGTGAGCTTTTATCTTACCATTGTCCAGATTGATTGTCCAGAACTTTCTGCTGCAATCTACAATGTCTCCATCACTGTCCATAGGCGAACCTACTACAACAGTGTTGGGCATGTAACGAGACGCTACTGCTATAGCTTCCGGTCCTGACTCAGCGTGTAGCTTGAGTATGACATCAGTTAACTCTAATAATCTCATGCCAGTAACTCCTCGAAGTCAATGTAGAAATCATACTTAGCTTCTTCCCATTCACCAGCCAGATTCTTACGCAAGTCTTTGTAATGTTTCTCACGCAACAGAGACATAAGAGACTCAGTAGGCTGGTGACAGAAGTCCATGTACGGACAGACTCGGCCAAAGTTAGTGCAGCTCTCACCGTGAGTAGGCCAGTTGCCGTAGTTGCCAAACCTCTCTAGCATACGCTCAAGAGTTTCTTCATCCCACAGTCTGTCCTGCAACCACAGTGCCCGCTGAGTCATGGACTTAGGAAAGTCAAACGGCTCAAAGCGATTGAGCTTAGTCATCCACACAAGGTACTGAACATTGTAGCTAGTGCAGCCAGGCTCAATCTTATCCAGAATTACTGAGTACCCAATGGCTTGCGCACTGTTCTTGTAATTGTAGTGGTTGACATAGTTAGCACTGGAGGTTTTCAACTCCAATACCAACAACTCACCTGTGATAATGTGGCGCAATACCAAGTCCACATAACCCCGGTACTGAACTCTGGGGAACTGGATACAGAATGACAACTCAGCTGCTGGCTTACCGTTAATGTACGCGACTTCGTAGTCATCAAACATACCTGCATCCACTAAGTCCACAAACTGCATCAGGCAACCGATGGCACTGAGTAAGCTCTTCTTCTGCTTCTCATTCTCTGCCCAAGTTTCTGTGTGCCAAGTAGTGAACATGGCCCAGACAGTCTTGTTCCAGTCGCGAGTGATAAGGTACTGCTGGATACCTTCACCAATCACATGACCATAAGAGAAAGTGATCTCAGTATTGTAGTCATGAATAGAGTCAGCTTGTAACTTACCCAACTGGAATCGGCGGGGACACTCATGTAGTCCCAACTCAGATGAGTAAGACATACGCAGGAAGCGTGGGTCAATCTCACCGGGTTCCAGTATTCTAACTGGTGAAGTATCTTCTTCCGACAGGGCTGTATCTAAGAAACTCATTTGCCTAGTCTCCGTTCATGTGGTGATTTACAACAGGAGTCAAACTTACCTGCTGTGTAAAAGTTCTGCATTGCTACATTGAATGCCCACTCTACCCAAGTCCAGTGGATACCAGTGTGCATAGCAATGCGTTGTATCTCATACGCTGGTGACCAGTTAAGTCCCCGGCAGTTACGGCAGGCATTTACTAATGCCGGATAGTCAGAGTCTGCTACCTTAGTACCGCAGCCGCACACGATAAGGAAACTATCGGACGGGAACTGCTTAGCACTAAACTTATCTCGCAGATCATGGCCGGGTCTCACAAGTATCTCAAAGAGCATAAGACCTGTAGCCATATAGTCTTTGTAATTCTCGTGGCGTTGGGACAGATAAAGATGTACTGCAAGTAACAGATCGTCTTTATCTGCGCCAGCTAGTTCAGTAATATCAGTCACAGTTCTTGAGTTAGTAGCCAAGCGCACACCGTCAAATGGTATACGCTCAGCTCCTAAATCCTCCGCACTTTCCAGTTGAGAGAGTATGTCCATTACAAATCGTCAGCACTGATTTGCAGATTCTTAACAGACTTCTTAGCTGCCTTGACTTTAGCTGGCTTAACAATCTCAACATTAGCCATCTTAGTCAGTGCCTGCACAACTAAGCCAATGCCTTCATCAGTAAAGGCGGTTACAATAGCAGGATCTTTGCGCAACTTAACGTGAATGTCACGGAGTACCACACGCATCTCAGGCAGCTCTTCAAGCATAGCTTGCTCAAGTTCTGCCATTTTCATTCTCAGTTGCTCTGCTTCTTCGTGGTCGTCCGTGATCCACTCATCTGCTGATAAGGACTCAGTGACTGGAGCATCTGGACTCGGTCGGGATTGTTGAGTTGCGACTGCAGTAACTTGTTCTGTCCCTGAGTCCAGCGCAGTTCCCGCTTGGTCTGCTGAAGTTTCCGGCTGCTCAGGTTCACTAACATTGCTGCTACCAGATTCAGTGCCAGCGATGCCAGTGCTAGGACTTGCCAAGTTTCCAGATTCATTTTCAGTCTCCGCTCCCTTACGCTTGGCCATTAACTCAGCCAGTCTGTTCTTTGCACTCATGTTACACTCTCCGCTTGTAGATACTCCCCAACTCAGAGAGCATGAAAGTTTTGTACTCTTCCCAGGTTTCAGGAGTAGCTGCTTTACTGCGCTGCATCAGGACTTCCAAGAACATATTATCTTCAGCAGCCAGGCTCTCAAACCAGCCCGGAACTTTCCAGTGCTTGTCGTACTCACCGCTCTTGTAACCGTTGGCTTGGCGGAACTCATTGAGACAGCACTTGGCAGCATAGATGTGGACAACATCTTCACCAGTCATACCTAGAGTATGCAGAAGACTCTGCAAAGAGTCCCACTTAATGCCAGTTGCCAGGTACTCACAAGCGATTACTTTCAAATTGTACGCAATAGTATCTGTCTGAAGGTGAGAAAGATACTCTTTGCTTGCAGGTTCAGGAACTTGATTGACCATCCAGAACTTGCTCAGAACAAAGTGAAGCATGTCAATCAGCTCCAACTTGAACTGCTCCCGATTCTCAGGCGGGAGATAGTAAGCACCACTGGTATCTTTCCACCACTTCCAGTTGACCAGACTCAGTGCTTCAGCAACTTCGTCAATAAGAGCCAGTTGGAAATCCCAGTTCTGGGTCAGCCAGTTAGGATGGATCAACTTGTTCAGCTCATTCTGGCGTTCCATAAGCCAAGCAATTTGGCTACGGGTAAATACCGGGCCAGTAACTGCTCTTACTACTGTACGTTCTTCGTTCATTGCATTGCCTCCCAACCTGAAGTTGACTTCTCAGACCGCGCTAACTCCCAGACATCGCCAGAGTCATCCTTAATATGCCCACCAATGTATACAAACTTAACACGGCGATAGTCGTCAGGCGCTCCCTTGTACTTAACTTTGCCTGTCTGATCTGTCTCAGTACGAGTACGGCAAAGAAAGGGAGTACCAACTTCTAGGAGTTTATATTTCTCGGACATTGAAAGTAACCTCAGTGATTTTATTTAGGGCGCAAGAAAGCCCGAACAGACTCTGCTCAGGCTTTCTTGTTTTTTCACCGAATTGTAACCGGCCAGGTACTTACAGAGCGTCAGCAGTCACGACTTCGGACTTCTCAGTCAGCTCAGCAACCTTGTCCATCAGGTACTTAACCACACGTTCGTGAGTTTCCAGCACGTCTTCAGGCGCATTGGTAACGAAAGTTTCCAGATAGCCGACCAGTTTCTGAAGTACCGCAGTATCGCCGGCAACTTGCTTGAAACGGTCGATGAAAAGACCAGCAGCCATCTGGAGTTGCTTCTCGGTACGATCGGACGCAGTTGCCATAACTGTGATGAAGTCTTTGGCGAACGCTTCCAGATCGACTTTGGTAAGTACCGAACGCTCGGACTTCGGCAAGTTTGCCAGAGCTTCCAGAGTCAGCTTACCTTCGGCAGCCAGTGCATCCAGAGTATCTTGATTGAACTCAGGATTTTCGTCAACAAAGCTACGGATGTAGCTGTTCAGAGGAGCGTAAGCCGCTTCGACAATGAAGTCTTTTACTTTCTCACTGCCGTTAGTCAGCAGTTCGATCAGACCAGCAGCACTGGGTACAGCGAACACGACTTCAACAGTCGGGCGCTTGTAGCCAGTTTCTTTGTCTTTGCGGAAGTTGTAAGTACCAGTAACTTGCTGTTCAAGGCTCATTTTGAGTTTCCTTATTACAGATAGTGAGGGGGAAAAAGCGCTTGGCGTTTTGCCTTGCGCGGGTGGCCATTATAGCACATGCCCGCGCCGGTATGGGTGAAAAAATTCAGCTCATTCTAGCGAAGACTATCCTTAGTTTCTCGCTCTTGCAAAGTTAAGCGTCTGTCCTCCTCTTGCATAGCTTTAACTGTGGCTTCCAGCTCGTCAAAAATTTCTGTAACAGTTTCCATACGCGCTGAGTTACTTCCAGTGTACTTAGCTACCATAGGTAGTACGCAAGCTCGAAGTCCTTTTATTCTGAACAACTCCCAGTTCCTTTCACGAGTGCGTTGAGCAAATGGCTTGTTAGTGTTTCGCAGCATTTTGGAATCCTTTATCTTCAGCTAGTCTCCACAGTCCAGTAGGCTCTTGCATTTCTGCACCTTTGTACTGGTTGATTTCAATGTAGCGACTAAAGTTAGCAAGTTTTAATTCCAGAGTCTGGCCCGGAATCTTCTGAGTTGTGATACCTTTGACAAACAAGTTAGGTTCACCAATTACCCAAAGCTCTCTCTTAGCCCGTGTTACTGCTGTGTACAGCAACTCCCGGAAAAGCATATTACCTTGGGACTTATGAGTAATGAACAGGACTCGCTCGTATTCAGAACCCTGGGACTTGTGGACTGTGATTGCATAACCTAAGTCCAGTACTGACAACTCACCAGCACTCTCAATAGTTGTGACTGGCGCAGGTCCGTATTCATCCTCATTCCAACCTATCGGAGTTACTTGGATTTGAGAACTGATCGCTCTCGATGTTGCTTTCTCTTCGTCACCTAACCTCCCAGCAATCTGGTCAAGGAAATTATCTACCGCACTCGCGTGCTCTGCTGACATAGCATCTTCATCATAGTCATCCATAAGAATACTAGCCATTGCACTTGTGCGAGTTTTGTCATGCTCAATACCCCAGTAGTCCAGAGTCCTACTAGGTGTGGCAGGTTCTGGCCCGATGTACTTAGCATTGTGGCGAATGTCAGTAATAATGTGCTCAGTTTTGTCCCACAGAACTTTATCACCAATTCGGAAATACTTTTTACTTATACCTCCAAGTATCTCATGCACTTCAGCATCGGCATCCATAGCAAGTTTAGTTGCCACAATCTTATTCATCTCAATTGTGCCAAATGACTTGTTGTACGGAGTGAGAATAGTGTCTTTCATTGGCTCATAACTGCCTTGGTCAATCAAGTTAGGCAGAAATGTGGTGAGTGCCTCAAGTGCTTTCTCTGGCCCAAGTGCTTTCTTCCACGGATGCACAATGAGTCTGTCACCTTTCTCACTGGTGATATTCCAGTCAGGTAGCTCAGGTGCGGGAATAACTTTACCGCTCAGAATCCTGTGGGCTAGTGCCAGAATTGGAGACTCCAGAGCTTGCCGGTGAACATGAGTTAGTTCAACTGTCTCAATACCAGCTTGCATAGAGTGAATGAAAATGGACTTACCAAACACTGGAGGTAACTGCTGAATGTCACCAAACAGAATTATTTGGACTTCGTGGTCTACCGCAATAGCGTCCATTAACTCATTCCACAAAGGAATGCCAGTCATAGTAGCCTCATCCATACAGATAACTTTAATATCTTTAGGGAGAGGATTCATTGCATTGCGACTAGGCAAGAACTCTCGCTTAGTCACATTCTTCATTTTAACTGGATCCCATTCCTCAGTGAATACAGGTTTGAACTCCAGCAGTTTGTGGATAGTCATAGCATTGTGCCGCAGATTACTGGGCAACTTACTTCGAGTATTCTCTACAGCTTTGTTAGTGAAAGAAACAAATAACATACCGGGAGCGCCAGTAGTTATGTACTTATGTCCATCATTGTGATTGATTGCAGGTAGGCTAAGTGACAGTTGTCTGGCAATTTCCACTTCCACTGTAGTTTTACCAGAACCAGCAGGCCCAGTGATAGCGACAGGTTTGCCAGATACAGCAGTCTGAATGGCTCGTAACTGATCCTCATGCCAGTTCCAAGAGCTGCTACTGAGCGCGCCTGCTAACTCCGAGTCCTCGACGGCTACTGCTAACTCAGTCTTACTCAGGTTAGGATTAGTTTCTGCAATCTGTTCTCTGGCTTTTCTTTTAGCTGCTAGTAGCTCAGCTAGTCTAGTTTTAGCACTCATACATGCAACTCCTTAACTTGTTTAGGCCAGACTGGCGCTATAACTGCGATAGCTTTACCATTCCGGCGGCGGAAACTGACCCAGACTTCAGCACTCAGTGACAGTATCTTATCCGCACCGTTAATGTAACAGCACTCATAAGTAATGTGACCGCCATCTACTCTGTCAGGGTAAATCATCTCATTGTCATAACTGCCAGGCACTGTGCGATTCATAAACTCTTGCCAAGTCATACGGCGCAGAAAGTATCTGTCACATTGGGCAATTGTGTCACTTGGGAGTCTGAAAGATCCTCGGAGTTGTGCGATTACCCGATGTTCTGCTTGGTGGTTAGTATTATCACTCATTACTTAGCTCCCCTAATCTTAGCCATACGCTCTTGGAGTTTAGCCATTGCTGACTTAGCCGCTTCCGCAGTTTCTCGGATTTCTTCTGGAGTTGGTTGGCCAGGCTTAGTAGGGTCTGCAAGTAACTCGGCTGGTGAAAGTTCCGGGGTCTGCAAGGGTCCGCTAGGGTCTGCAAGTACCTCATTCACCTTATTAGCTTTCCGGACTGGAGATGCAAAGTCTTTAAGTACCTCAGCAGTCTCATTCAGATTCCGTATAACTTCCATTGCCTGCACACTTCCCATGTCCAGATAGTCTACACAGTGCATGGAAAGTAACTCAATGTCATGAGCTTTGATTCCAGTACCTAACAGAGTGTAAGCACCTTGGGAAGAGAAAGTCAGGGTGAGTATCTTACGCCACAGTTTGGCAAGAGTTGTGCGGTTACCTTTACCGTCAGTAACTGTGGTAGTTGGGAATGGAGCAGCTTTCTCAAGCCAGTTACATATAGCTTGAGCAAACTTTTCGTGTTCTTTAGGTCGCATAGGTGAGCCACGCAGACCACGCAAGATAATTTCCTGCACTGAGTGATCATTCTCAAATGACTCAGCCTCTCGTGCAGCTTTATTCAGTTTGCGAACTGCATCACTATCAATAGATACTGTTCGGGAAAAGTAAGCAATGCGCAAGTCTTTAAGATAGTCATGCAAGTTGCTCAGGTTCTCCTCACTCAGCCGGAACTTCGGGAGTCTGTCTGCAAAAGTAACTCCGCTAATTTTAGTAGCTAGTTCCGCAAACAACTCCATGTGCTTGACAAAGTAAGGCAGGTATTTAGGGAAGTGCTTAGATTTAAGTGCTGGCAGTTCAACACAGGGTAGCTTAGTTATATAAGCCAGAGCGAGCAAGTAAGTCTCAGTATCTGTCAGTTTACCTGCTGCAAAACTCTCCAGATATGTCTCATTCAGTTGGTGAGGATACATTGCCGGTGACAACATTGGATGGATATGCACAGTTTCTCCAGCAGCGGGAGTTGATACTGTCCAAGATAGTCCAGATATAGGGCAAGTAAGTTTCATATATTAAGTCCTTAAAAGGATAGTTTCTAAAGGTTGAGTGGGCGAGGCTGCTAACTGACTGAGTATCTAACTGCTAGCGAACTCTAACTCTAACTCCAACTCTAACCTGTCTGCAATGCAAGGGTCTGCAAAGTCTGCAAAGTTATGCCCGGATATTAACTTGTGGCATTTCATAACCATGAAATTCAGCATACTCTTTTGCTGCATTGTAGTCAGCTTGGCTAACTGCCATACCAGAGACTGCTGCAAGTTCCACAATTTGCCAAGAACTGTACTGAACTTCTGGGCTAGAGTAGTCTAAGTCTTGGCCAGTTATAGCCTTTGCCTGACTCGCACTAGCTTCAGGACCAAGTAACTCTTGGCGAATAAGATCAGTCTGAGTTGCTCGGGGTCCAGTATTTACATAAGCTGGTTTAACTGCGCCCATATTGATCTTAACCAATTGCATCTGTACAACTTTGTATGCTGAGTTAGCAGTTTCATTAGTTGCACAGTATGGTTCAAGAGCCTGACTGATAACTTTCAGCTCATCAGCAGTCAGAGAGGGACGGTACTTAGCGGATTTAGTTAGATCATTAGTCATTTTAGTTACCTTGTTTATGTTGGTTATTCATATAGTTAATGTTAGCAAAAAACATTTTGTGTTGAATTGAGGCATCCAGCAACTTAAAGTTTCTTTGCAGTCTTTTAACTATAGCTACTCGTTGTGATTCAGGCAGTTTTCACCAAGCAGTTCTGTAAACTTTTAAGTCATCGTTTCTTTTAAGCTCGATCATGAAAAAAGTTAATCGGTTAAGAGACTGCTCTGGTGTCATTTCCTCTGGCGCAGCAGTAAACTGGTGAGGATAAGTTTCGCGCTCTTGTTTATCAGCCATTGTCAGTTACTCCATTCCAATTGAGGCCAGTTGTTTACGCCACTCAGTATAGACAGTACCAGTCAGGCAGTCTGCATCAGTTAGCTCAATGCGATACTCTTCCCATACTTTGTCTTTCAGTCCATTAGGAACTGCTACTGATCCGCAAAGTCTTAGCTCAGAGAGTTTCACAACTTGCATCATATAGTGACCGTGATCTTTACTCTTACCCCAGCAAACTACACTCAGAGTGGACATTAAATCAGAGTGCTGAGTTGGATAGTGTGAGTCAACCCAGACTAATGAGTTAGGCTTAAGATAGTGGTTTAAAGGTGCGCAACCTTTAGTAACTACCAGAACTTTACCTTTAATAACAGGCAAGTCATCTTTAGTCAGTTCCACATGCTGGTAACCGTGAGTCATTGTATTAGTCCTTATAAGTGATAACTGATTTGAGTAGTGCAATTCGAGCTTTCTTTGACTTAGGCCGCTTAGCCCAGTTTGAAAAGATAGCGAATCGCAGTTTGTGCATAGTTGATTGATAGCAGAACTTCGGGTTATTCCAGACTCCCCAGTATTCATCAGTTTCTTGGAATGCCTGAATGTAAGGTACTACAATTGAGTTACTGCGGCCATTTGGTAGACTCAGGTAAGTGTGGATACTTTTGGCTACTTTCACATATTCTTTAAATGATATGAGTTTATGAGTTACCGCTAGACCTACCTCATTACACATATACCAACCATCAGTAGGTTGATATTTACTATCTATGTGAGTCAGTAGAGTGTTAAATATTTCCTGAACTGATCTAACTTTGTTAGTGCTCATAAGTTTCTATCCTTTTCTGAGTTTCTAATTCTAGCTTGCCAGCGCCTCGGTTTGCCGAATTGTCGCGCGCGACGGCTTGCCAGCCAACCAACCATAACACGCGGGCGCCCATGCGGTCAAGCCCCCTATGCCCTGTGCGCCTCGGTTAGTTATTACTGTATATTTACTTACTATCCTCATCTGTATAACTTATCTCAGTCTATGTTATTTATGGTCCTATCATTAACGGTATATATCTATACCCTATTAAAAATTATAAAACTAAAACAATATAGGGTAAGTTATATAGACTATATAAGATGGGATATTGTGGGATAGTAAGCTAGTGTTAGATAGTAATAGATACTAGGGTAATTAAGTAGGCAAGGCGCGTGG